AAAGTGTGCTGCCATTACACCACTACTTGCTATGCCGATTGTACCATATTTTTTTGACCCGCTCAACCATTTTCTTTTCGGTTGGCGTTAGATTCGCGTATCCCTTTGCACCGTCGTTTTCATTGTGTATATACCCGTGGTGGGTATGCGGGGAAACTTTATCATGCGGCCTGTCAAGATCTATTTGTTTTATGCGCTTGTTCTTAGTGTCGTAGTATGTAATTGCTTTGATGTTGTCGCTTTTGTTGAGCGTTACATACACGCGACCACTTGTCATTGTCTCCATTGGCGTTTTCTGCGCACCGTCAACCGCTTTGACAAACTTTATATTACTCTCTTTGATAATCGTCTTGAACTCGCTACCGTAGGGCTTTCCCTTTACGCTCATTCCGCTGCTTGCGCCGCGTCCGCCCATTACTTTCTCCTGCGCGGTTCTCTTCCGCGCTTAATTAGTTTTTCTTCCTTTGTTGATTTGCCTTTTCTGAAAAGCCCATCTTTACCAATCGTACCAGTAAAAGTGGTTTTCCTTTCGACAATATCATTTTTATCTTCTGACTGCATTTTCCCGCCATGAACAATAGAGTAATTTCTTGTTTCGGTATAGCTATATTCAATTACTCCATCAGACCGGCGCTTAAAAATTGGTGCTGTTTGATGTACGTTTTTTGAAATTGCCGATCTCATGTTTCCCATTATTCTGCGCTGTTCGGAAGTCGCCCCAAGAGCGCCACCGGCTCCACCTCTACCGCCCATTACTCTACCTCCTGTTGCTGTTCGTCAGTCATGTCCTGCATCTTCGGCAGCGCCGCTTTTGCGGTTTCTTCGTCTTCGTGCTTGTACTTCATGCGGACTTCATAATGATTAAGGATGCCAGCGGATAAGAGCTGCAAATCCTGGGCAAACTCTTTGTCTTTGGTTTCCTGATCGTCGAGGATGCTGTCACCCCAATCGTAAACAGCTTCGTAGTCCCCAGCAGGAGCCAAACTATACAGTGAAGCATACACGTCCATTGCATAAATTAATGCGTCAAATGTATGCTCAAGATCCGTTTGAATACTGCTAATCAATACATATTTGCGTTGCTTGCCGCTGCGAATCTCCGTCGCGGTTTTTTCGATCGTTTGAGGGTCGGAAATATCCCCATAAGAAAGGCCGATATTGAATTCAACGCGTCGAAGAGTATTCTGAAAGCCGCGATAAATCGCATCGTCCCTGATTTGCGGCTCGATGTGCTGGAAAAAATCTCCGTTCGGTGAGAATGGGCCGACTTCAAACAGGCGCTTATTGAACATATCTGCCGTGCTGGATGTTCCGTCCATCAACACTTTGCGTTCGCTCGACTTATATTCCCAGCGTAAACGTTCCCACTGCTCATCTGCTTGTTTGATAAGCTCGACCGTCGCTGCATCGCCATAAATGGACATACCGCACATGCTGTTACTATCTGCGGTGTTGGCAATAGGCGGCTTAAAATAGGCGAACAGAGGCCCTTCTACGTTCTCAATAGTCACTTCCGGCTCAATGTCTGCCCACTCCGGGATGGTCGTAAGCTGCGCATCTGCACCGACAGATCCGGACGAATCACTATAGTACGCTTTGTTTTTGATGGTATAGGTCGTACCGTTCAGCTCATGGGATTCGAGCCTAACGTAGTACGTCCCGTTCACCTTGATGGGCTTATCCTTAAAAACGCCGCCAATGCAGCGCCCGGAGGGGTCAAACTTTGTCGGCTGAAATCCTGCAGCGCCGGTAACATCCACGAGCATCTTATCACCATAGATATACGGTTTTAATGCCACGCCGCCAAGCGCAAGGCCGAGTTCTAATGCTCGATTAAAGTTTTCCTTCGCCGTCTGAAAGTTTTCGTTTAGGTAATCGGCGCGCTTGCTTCCGGTAATATTTGCCGTAAATTCGACCAGAGTTGGCCTTGCCACTTCTCGGCAAATCGCAGCAGGCAGGCCCACCGCTTTCACGTCACAGTTCTGCCACGGCGGGGTATTGACCATCATCGCATACCACAAACCGATATGCTGTTCCATCGTAAGGCTTACGGCGGGAGATACGCCAAATTCCCGCTCGGCAACCGCCTGCGGGAAGAAAAATCGTTTTACTGTATTTACAATGCCATTCACTAAGCCCATATTTTTATCTCCTCAACTTTACGGAGCTGCTTGCATACACAGGATTTTCAACTGCAATTTCTCGGCGTAAAACTGTCATAACGAAATACCTTACGGCGTCTAGGACGTGGTCGTTCTCTTTAATGACTTTATCTTCCGCCGCATCTTTATCCCAGCTATAAAGCCCAAACTCATCAAAAGCGTGTGTGCAGCTCTCATGAAATTTGATTCGCCCCGATTTGATACATGCAGCCGTTAAACGTATCCCATCAAGAACATCGTTATTTGCTTTCCACACAGCAAACTTTCCATGTCTGCGGATGCACTCGGAAAACGACGCGGCGCTTGGGTCTATCACGATGCGCTCGATTTCATATCCATCTGCAAACCGTTCCAAATCTTGATAATATTCCTCGTCCGTCTTTTGCCGATTGGTGGCGCGCCCGCTGTGATAGTATTCTTTCTCCATTACGGCGCGGCCTTTATCCATTCGCCACAAGCAAAAGACGGTAGGGTTTTGTGTACCGTAGTCGCAGGAAATATAATACTTTCCCGCTCCGCCCGTTTCGCTCGTGACGTTTGCTTCTTTGGAGAACATCGGATACACCAGGCCCTCGGCCAACGTCCAGCGCCCAAGAATATACCGATCATAAAACACTGTCCCCGCATACTCTTTTTTTAGGTTCTCCACAAATGCAGGAGGAAGAAACGGGTTGTCATCAATCGTATACGTCTGGCTAAAAATGTCCGCATCGCTTTCTAGAAATTTTTTTAGCCAATGATTTGGGTATTGCGGGTTATATGTCCCGTCAAAACAAGAATACTCTTTATCCAGGCGGCTTTTTAGCAGAGCAAAAACTTCTTCTGACCAATCCGCTACCTCATCGCCATAACAATACTTGATCGACGCGCCGCGGATTTTTGATACTTGTGATACTTTTTCAGCGCCGAGACAATAACACTTTTCCCCAAATATCCATGCTGTATTATCGCTTGAAATCGTCCCTACCAATTCATCCCCGTAAAGGTTGCGCATCGGCTCAAGCACATTTCGCTCAATAGTTGACTTTGTAACTCCAAGGATGACGGCCAGCCCATCCTTACCAATGCGCTCACGAATGCGAATCGGGATGATCCACTTAAAGTCAAGATACGTTTTTCCACTACGTGTAGCACCGCCCTTGAAGTTCCATCGGCGGTTCCCATATCTTACAAATTCAGTCTGTTTCTGGCTTAACAGCATCTTGGAACTCCTTTAGCATCGCATCCAACTTCTCCATTGTGTTTTTATTGCGGTCAGATGCCGCTGCGTACCGCTTCATCAGATTGTCACCAGCTTTTAGCCGATCTGATAGAGACGCATCCAGCCCAAATTGGTCTTTTACTTCCCCGCGCATTACAGCGGTGTAAAACTTCAAAATTTCGTTGGAATCAGCGACCAGCGCCGCATCCTGCTCATCGAGCCTTTTTTTGATATAAGCTGCTATTTGAGGTTTCTTTAGGTTTTCTGCCCCGATAGCTCCGGCAGTTTTCTTACTATATCCCGCAGCAACCGCAGCCGCCGACGCATTTGTTGTTTTGATATATTCCTCGCAAAATCGTTTTTGCTTTTGCGTAAGTGTCAAATCAACCACCGCCATACATATCTGCAAGGCGCTTTACGACCTCGGCAAGCTGGTATGTTTCAAGGATGGTTGTATTCTTATTTCTACCTGCAATTCGCTCAGTCTGAATAAGCATATACTTTGTTACCATCCTTTCACTTTTTTCAGAATACGTTTGAATTTGATTGATTTTGACATAAACGCCTTTGTGGCAAAGCGCTGTTTGTAATTTTGCGGCTATGCCGCGCAAATTCGCCATAATTTAATCAACCACAACCAAAACAATCGCAGGCCCGTTTACGTCAATATTTACGCCCTGATACGGCTTAACTGCATAGTCAAATACGCCTTCGCGGTCTTTTAGCTAATCTACAAGGTCTTTTGTAGAAATATTTTTCAACACATCAGTAATTACCAAATCCATGCCATCCTCCTATTTTGCTACCAGCCCCCACCCCTTGGCCTTACATAGCAGACTTTACCCGCCCCGAGGGGCTACAACGCCGCCCACATTGGGCGTTATTCTTTTCACAGGTCCCGGCATTGCACCCTGTTTGAATTGCTTACACAGCAGCCTAATCATACGATTGCCACCACCACGCCACATCCATTGAACGCCTCGGCACTCGCGCAGAGTGTAGCAATGCCGGTATCCCACGGAACTTTTCAGCCCTGCGCCGGTATGTCGGTCGCATCCGTTTCTTTTACACAAGCCGGGTCCAGCTAAATAATAAATGCTTCGGCCTGCCGCTTTCATACAGCGCACAGGCAAGCCCCTTGTAGCGGTCTTGCCCTTCCACGGTGCCGCAATGCGGTAGCATACATCTGATACGGCATTGCAGTCCTGCCCTGCTTTAGCGCTTCGGGGAAAGTCCCCGTCACTCGCTGTGGTCTCCCCTTACGGGGCACCTATGCCGCATATTGGCCGTCTTCCCGCTTAGATTGTCACACGCTACCGGCAACTACGCTCCGAAAAGTCGTAGCCCCTATTCCGTCAGGTCAAACCGGTCTTGACGCATCAAGACAAGCGCAGTTTTCAGCGAGCATTGTCATTTCCATGTGAGCCATGACGACAACGGTCTCACATTGTCCGGGCGCTACCCGGCCTCTGGTGCAGATGGTGAGGATTTGAACCTCACATAGCCTAACAGTGTCGGCCTCCACCGCTTTGCTGGGCGGCACCCAAACTGTCGTTTGTAGCGTCTACCGATTCCGCCACATCTGCGTATGTCCCCGCTGGGCCACATCGTTGAGAGGTGCGCGGGGTCCTGTGCCGCATGAGAGGTGCGACCTCTCGGCCCTGATTGTGGGCTGCATCGTGCGTGCGGCAGATTGCGGGGGCGGTGTGAAAAGATGAAAAGCACCGCGCCCCGCTATGGCGCAGGAGGTCAAACGCCATAAATGAGAGAACCGCAAAGGCTTTTACACCTCTGCGATTCTATTATCTCATAAGCAAATGGCTTTTTAAGGCCAACTTTTAATCATCGAGCAGCCCGTAGTTCCGTGCGACGCACTTGATAAAATCGGTATGCCATCGTCTCGCCGTTCGGTCGGAACAGTTAACCGCCATCGCCGCCCCTTCGAGCGTGTGGGTCTTGTCCCAAAACACAAGGCGGATAAATTTCAAGCGCTCTTCGCCGTCTTGCATTGACTTTGTTTCGCTCACCGCTTTTCGCACAGCATTGTTTTCTAACAAAGCAACTCCATGCAACTCCTGCTCTCGGTCGGGAACATAGCGGCGGATAATGGCTTTTACATAGCCCCACCAGCTGTAACGAGGTTTACTCATGGCGCACCAGCTTTCTCTTCATCCACGCCCACAGGTTGCGCCACGGGTGGGCTTCTGCGTAGTTGGCGCGCTGCTCGGCGTTGTAGCGTCTGTTACGCATTACATTAAGGACCTCTTGCTTAAAAGCGCACTCATCGTTCGCCCGCCCAAGCGCCGCCTCGGTGTCAGCAAGCTTATTTCGCAGCGCATCTGCATCCGCTTTCAGGCTCGCGATCACGTTCTCGCGGGTGATTGCCTCGCCGTTCATCTGGTCGATCTGCTCGGTCAGGGCGACGTTTTTTCGCCGCATCTCCGCCTTTAGGTTCGCATACTCGGCAATTAGATCATTTTTCTCGTCGATGCAGTTTTTCATCTCGGCGATTTCCGCTTCAAGCGCCGTGACTTCCGCCTGCGCGTCCTCCACCATCTTTGCCATCTGGTCTTTGGTGTACTTCTTGATGTTGATGCTCATAATTTGGCTCCTTTCATCCTCAGCTGTTCTTCTCGCCCCGGTCGCTTACAATGCTCACGACCTTGCAGTCGCCGTATAGCTCGATATCCATTGCGATGCGCTCCTTGATGCCCTGCGCGTCAGCTGCGGGGACGTTGGCTTTAATCGTGATCGTCAGCATGTGTCCCCTCCTTCGGTTCGCCGTAGCTGCAAAAATCGTCCGGCGTGATCTCCATATCGCTGATGTCGCAGATCAGGAAACCGTTATCGTTAACCGTTACCGAGATACCTCGGCCCCCGTATCGCTTATAATGCGCATCAGTCTTAAGGGAGCATCTTTTACGCATAGCGCGCCAGACGTTGTATAGTTTTGTTCCTTTCCCACCATGCTTATAGTTGCCATTATGCTCGCCAGACTGACTTGCGCTACCATGCGGCATATTACCCCTCCTTTGTTTTTAAGGCTTTCCCCGCCTCCTCGCGGGTGAGGAAATATGACTTGCCAATATATGGCAAATGTATTAGTGTGAAGGGCATTTCGTAGATTTTCCATCTGCCCTCGTCGTCAATAATAATCTTATCGTCCTCGAAATGGCTTGTCCTCACTTTGCTTATGTGGTAAATCGTATCGCCCACCTTGCACGGCAGCACCACCAGCCGCCCGTCCTTGTCGGCCTCGGCCAGCTCGCGCAGGCGGGCAACGCCCTCCTGCTCCGCATCACGCATTACGATGTACCGTCCTTCCGCGTCTGCTCGCGCAAATTCGGCACAGCGTTCCGGCGTCAGCCTCGTGTCCTCGTAGTCGGCAAGGCGGCTCCACGCCGCTTCTTCCCACTTGCATCCTGCGGAGCAGTTACCTTCGACCATGAAGCACTCAGGACTGTGGAAGTGCGTGCAGCACACGCCGTTCTCTTTCGTTGTGTCGTGGCTTCGCTTTGTCAGTCGTTTCATCACTCCACCTCCTGCATCTTACTAATCACTTTTCGGATCACATCGCCACCGTAAGCGTCTTTTGTCAACTCCAAAAACTCCGTCAGCGTCATCATGCCGTGCTCGAGGTCTACACCGTGATCTCGGGCAAACTGTTTTCTGCCCATGTCACACGAGCCGGTCAATCGGTGATGCCAGTCGTAAAAATACTGTGTCGGATATGCTTTCTCGCGGTCTGTCTCGCGCAGAAACGTGTCGATGCGTTCATCTTCCGGCATATCCTCAAATAGCTTTTCTCGCAACGCCTCCATTGCTTCGCGCAGCGTTTCCCCGTGTGCAAAAACATTGTCCTGCTTGACGATGTAGCACGGCGTGAGCGTCAAATCACCGTTCAGGATTGCCCCGTGCGCGGCGTTTCCGCGCACGGAACGAATCAGTGTGTTCACGCCGTCAATTCGATAGACCGGTTCCCGGTTGAAGCGTTTAATGCCGTCGCCGTAGCCGTAGCCGGAGCCGTAGCCGGAGCCGTCGCCGGAGCCGGAGCCGTAGCCGGAGCCGGAGCCGTAGCCGTAGCCGTAGCCGTAGCCGGAGCCGTAGCCGGAGCCGTAGCCGGAGCCGTCGCCGGAGTTCACTGACAGGAATGTCTTGACCTTATCATCAAGCGTCATCTCTTCCACTCCTTTACGCCGCGAAGCGATACCGATGCGTCATCTGTGCAAGGGATAATCTGGATTGCCCCAAGTACGGTCATTTCCGGAATCGTCACGGTAAAACGGCAGCTGCCCGGTGCTTTTGTGCCGTCCTGCGCCAGCTGCTCCACGGCACACGCGCCGTCCCAGCTCCAAATCTTACAGACCTCGGTCATGGTGACCTCGGAACCGCTTCTCTCTTTGATCTTGCCGAAAAACACGCCTGCGCGGTCACAGCGAACGATGTAGTCCTGATTGTTGTTCATGATGAAATTCCTCCTGATTTTTGTTAAAATTTAAAACTCTCTCTGAGCTTCTTCCCGTTGATATCTGCCTCCGCCGTAAAGTAGCGGTGCGCCTCGTTGATGTAGACGACGCGCCCGTGCGCAGTCGTCTCTTTCGTGGTCACGCTCATAATGCCGTTGCTTCCCTGAAATGCGGCAGGCTTCCAGCTAAATGGTATCTCCGATGTACATGGTTATCCCTCCCCAAATCTCAATTTTGTAACGGCGATGGGAAATTCCTCAATCTCGCTTGCCCATCGTGCCGCGCCCTTGCCGTTGTGCCGCTCAAATACCAGGGGGAACCCGCCGATGCCGTCAAACAAGCTCCCCATCGTAACGGGGCGCAAATACTGCGCGCTGATGCGCTTTGCCAAAAAGTCCCAAAACGGCAGCGCGATCGAGTTGCCGCAGGCCTTATAGCGCGGGCTGTCGCTTAGCTTGCGCAATTTACCCTTGCTGTCGAGCCACTCACCAATGTTGGTCCAACCGTCCGGATAACCTTGCAGCCGCTCGCATTCCATCGGCGTGAGGCGGCGCACAATCATTCCGGTTCGGACAGTGTTTTGCAAATTCAGGCTTTGCCCACCGCTCTCTTTTGCCTGCAGCGTTCCGTTAATCTCGCCGCCCTCGGTGAAATTGCGGCAATCAACACTGCTGGCCACTAAATCGGTGCTGTCCTTGTAGTCTCGCTGCTTACAGCTGCTCGCAACATCGCCCTCGCGATAATCGCCGAAGCCCTGCATTTGATAGCAAACCGTCGGGACCTCGCCGAAGGTGTGCAGCGCAGGACACGGCTTGTCCGGCCCGACGGTGCTGCGGTTATCCGGCGATGTGATCTGCGCGCGGTCAAATACCAAGACAGACGGACATTGATTCAGCCCGCTTGACACCGCGCTAAGCGTCGGCGCGCATTCCTCGGCGTAGCCGATGCCGTTCGCCTTTGCGCCCTGCCCCGCCTTAAAGGCTGCACAGACCACCGGCTGATTGTTCCCGCTCATGCCGGCCGCGGCGGTCAGCGTAGGTGCTCTGTCATCTGCGCGGATCTCTGCGCCGCCCTGCTGCGTCGCCATGCAGATTAAGTCCGCGCCTGCGCAGTCAGCACCCGTTCCAAAGCCTCCGGCAACTTCTTCCCTCGCCGTTCCGCTCTCCGCAAGATGCCTTGACACGCTTTTGCGCTCAAAGAGTATTTCTCCTGCGGTGTCTCCTCCAAAATCTGCGACAACCGAGATACGACGGCGGCGTTGGGGGACTCCCCAGTGTTGCGCGTCATGCACTCGCCAAGCCACGCTCCATCGTCCTCCCACTTCATCGTGGTAGCCCCCCCAGGTGTTCCAGCCTTTTTCAGGCACTTCAATGTCGGGGGCTTTCGGTTCTGCGATGCGGATAATCTCTTCGAGGACTGCCGCGAAGTCTTGCCCTTTGTTGCTTGAGAACGCTCCGGGCACGTTTTCCCAGACCATAAACCGAGGTCTGACCATGTCACCTGTCCGTCCGTTCGCTCTGTCATGTTCTCTCATCTCCTTCACGATGCGTACCTGTTCCATGAACAATCCGCTCCTTGCGCCGGCCAATCCGGCGCGTTTCCCTGCAATGCTCAAATCCTGACACGGTGAGCCGCCCGTGATAACGTCCACGGCTTCGATCTCCGCGCCGTTTATCTTCGTAATATCGCCGAGGTGCTTCATCTTCGTCCCTCGCATTCCCCAAACAGTTCCCGGAACGTCAGTCCCGTCAGGTCTTCCAGCGCCAGCAGCAGCCGCACCGTTGTATCTCTGTCACCGCGCGCCCACGCTGACACCGTAAACTGCGACGTGCCGAGGGATTGCGCCAGTTCTGTCTGGTTATAGTTCGTCTTTTCCAACGCTTCCTTGAGCGCCGGATAGACGCAAAACTCAAACGGCGTTTTCGGCTTCATAATCTTGCTCATGCACGTGCCTCCCCGAAATATTTCTTGTATTCTCGGTTGCTCCAACGTGTCCAAACGCCAACATACCAAGACTTTCCGGTAGGGTTTTTCTGCGATTTCGCGACTGCATGCGATACCGTGGAAAGCGACGTGCCGCATAGACGGGCTAACTCGCTTGGCGAATCTGCCACACATACAGGAATCCCGGCGTGGTCCCAATCGAGTTTCATGTAGATGCGTTTTGAGATCATTCCGCACCGCCCGTCTCTCCGAGTAGCGTCCCGACGGTCACCCCCAGCGCTTCGGCAATGTACTGATACGTCAGCAGGAAACTCATGCACTTGCCGGCCTCAAGGTTTCGGATGCTGTTGCGCGATACGCCCGACTTTTCCGCCAGTTTCTTCACGCCAAGCCCCCGCATGGTTCTCCATTTGCGGATGTTTGCGCCGACTTCCTCCGGCGAAAGCATCCCATTCTTTGAGGGCGGAGATTCCGCCAAAATATCGCTTACGGAAATATTCAGCGCTTCGCTGATCTTGTACAGCGTCGGCAGCTTCGGGTAGTGCTCACCCTTTTCCAGCTTTCCGATATGCCCCTGTCCGCATTCCACCATTTCGCCAAGCCGAAACTGGCTGATGCGGCGCACTTCGCGGATATTCTTGAGCCGTTCGCCCAACTCTTTTTCTGTCAACATCTTTTCTTGCTCCATTTTATTTCAGATTTTTCAGCCGCTTTTGCTTAAAACTTCGCGCCGTGCGGAAGTCGTCTCCCGCTCGATATGCTTCTTTCTGCGCCTTGCGGCTCTCTTCGCATTTGGCTTTGTCTGCCGCGTAGTAAGGGCAATGGCTTTGACATCCCGGATGCCTCACAGGCGGCTTGCAGACGTGGCAATGCTCAAATGCTGTCATCTCACACCTCGCGGATCGTGATGCCGAACTTGTCCTGCATCAGTTTCTTTTTGAGCAGATAGTCTTTCGTTTTCGCGCCCTTCGCGTCCTCGACCTCGCGCAGCCAATACACCGTTCCGTTGCAGTCCGGATCGGTCGCCCGCTCGTAAACAAAATCCGCTCGGTAGACCATCGGCTTGATGCGTTTGCCCTCGATGGTCTTATAGCCCTCCACGAGCGTGAAATTCGCTTGCAGACGCAGGTCGCGGATTTTGCCCATCGCACGCAGCACTTTCAGCTCGCCGAACCGCGCCGCCTCACGCTCGGAATCGAACTTGATTCCATCGCGCACGACCTTGCGGTTGCCGTACTTTCTGCGCTTCTTGACTTCCTGCACGGCCATCTTCGCCATGATCTGAGCTTGAGCATCTTTCCCAAGCCGAGAAATATCAATGCCCATTGCTTCCCTCCAACACCGACTTGACATACCGCAGGCGCTGATTCGCCTTGTCGCGTCTCATGCTATCGCCCTTGAATACCAGCGGCGTGCACATCTCGAGGATGCGGTCATAAATGCGCTGATAGGCCATGTCTTTCGGCCTGCACAGCTCGTCAAGAGTCAAATTCGTGGTGACGATCAGCGGCTTTTTTGCCTTGTAGCGCTCGTCAATGACCGTGTATACCGTTTCCATCGCATACTCACTGCTGCGTTCCGCGCCGAGATCATCGATCACCATCAGCGGGTAATAGTGCACCTGCTTGATGATCTCCTGCTTGTCGTATCCCGCGTTGAGGATGCGCGGGAAGCTCGTAATCATCGCCGGAATTCCGCGATCAATCAGCTCGTTGGCGATGCACGCCGCCGCAAAAGTCTTGCCGTTGCCGGTGTTGCCCCACAGCAGAAGCCCATTGTTCTCGCGCCGCATATCGTCCCATGCATCCGCATAGCGCTTGCACTTGACGATCTCGTCGCTCATCGTTGCCGTGCCGAACCGGCACGCCGTCAGGCTCTTGTCGCGAATCCCATCAGCACGCAGCGTTTCGATGCGCAACCGCTTTTCACGGTCAGCGCGTGCTTTCTTCTCGGCCTCGTATTCTCGCGCCGCACAAGCGCACTGGCACCCGACAAGGCGGACGTTACCGCCAATGGGGATGCGGCACTGCTTCGGCGTATTGCAATGGCCGCAGTACAGCAGCCCGTCTTTCTCGTAGTCGACCAGATCGCGCACAGGCTCGGCCTTTTCCGCGATGCTGTCGATCAATGCTTCAACGTTCATAGGCTTCCCTCCGTGTTGCCGTAGTCATAGACAAACGGCTTATTTTGTTCAAAATCGCGCTTTTCCCACGTCCTAACGGCGGCTTTCCAGTCTTTCATGCGGTTCTTTCCTACCATCCAGCCCTTTGCCGTGTAGAAATCAAGAAACCGTTGTGCGTCCACGTTTGAGCCACGCTCACGGATATAAGCCGAAACATCGTCTAACGTGGGGGGAGAAAAGCGCTTTGCGCGCGTATCACTCACACCGTTAGGTGGGAGTGAATTATCTTTGGTTTTGTCTTTGGTTTTGTCTTTGGTTTTGTCTTTGGTTTGGTACGTTTCGTATACGTCCGTATTCGTTCGTATACCATCGTATACGGTCGTATCATCTTGGCGCGCATACCGTTTTTCTATGTTGCGTTGGTTCTTTGCGCATCGCTCTTCATACGCTGCTTTCGCCCTATTTATATCGTCCGCAATGAAATCAAATGCGATCGACTCTCGTCCCGCAAGTTCCTCCGTCTCTCCGGTCTCGCCATATTCCAGCAAAGACCGTACAAGACGACCTACCTCTTGATCTGAAAGTTTTTCTAATTTCTTGCGATAGCTGTAATAAAATGGGATGTACTCAAGAGCCACTATGCCTCCACCGCCTTAAAACGGGAGATCGCCGTCGTCCTCGCTGACCTCTGCAAAGCCGCCTGCGGCGCTCTCTACGGCAAATTGCGGATTGGTTACATCGGTGCGCTTGCTATCGCCAAAATAGATGTTGTCAGCGATGATCTCCGCGTTGCGGCGCTTATTGCCGTCCTTATCCGTCCAGTCGCGGACAGTGAGCTTGCCCTCGACCACGACCATGCGCCCTTTGCTGAGATGCTGGCAGACAAACTCCGCCGACTGTCGCCACGCTACCACGTCGAGGAAATAGGTTTTCTTCTCGCCGGTTGCCTTGCTCTTGAAATCGTCATCGACGGCAACGGTAAAACTCGTGACTGCCGTTCCGTCCTGCGTGCGGCGCAGTTCCAGATCGCGCGTAATGCGCCCCATAATGCAAATTCTGTTCAGCATGATTCATCCTCCAAATAGTTCTTTTTGAATACCGCCATAAAAGTGTCATGCCCATAAAGTTCTTCGAAACGCTTCTGACACTCACGTTTCAGTCGCATATCCAGCGCGTGACCGTCTTTCCCGTGCACACCGTAGTCGGCCATATTGTGCCAGTCAGCACGAAGCCACACCCAGCAGCCCCAAATATCGGATAGCTGTCGACGGCCACCACCGTAAATGTGATGCCGCGCGAGGTTCGTCGAGAATCCTGAGATATAGCATTCTCTCTTGTCCTGCATGATGCTTTTAGTCATCTTGCCCATTCCTCCTTTAGTGCGTCAAGCTGTTGCGGGGTCAATGTCTCAATGCCCAACCCCTTGCAGTCCTGCACGATGTTGTCGATCAGGCGCGACATTTGATTTGTGTCAAAGGTGGACGAGCCGTAATAGAGCACCACGTTCTTGCAGCCGTCGATTTTGCTGTCCATGATCTCTGTTTGCCACCCGATACCGTTCTTGTTCCAGCCGTCGCATAGCTTCTGCACGGCTTTCTCGCGCACGCAGACGGTCTCTGTGTTCCCCCCAACGTCCCGCACCTCTCGGCGGTAAACTTCGCTCTTGGGCGTTCCTGTGGCTTCTGCAAGCTTATCCAGCAAAACCCATGAGTAAGCATTGGCATCGAGGCTCCGCTTTTCACGGTGTTTCTTGACAGTCACATCAACGTCCACTTCATGAAGCTCATCGTACAGTGTGCCGACGTTCTCCCGCGTGGCGATGGTGAGCAAATACCCACCATCGCGCGCAAGGGATAGATCATGCAGTCGGGCTTTCATTGGATTTTCTCCTTGCCGTCATGCACGCCCAGCAGAGCGGCTCTTTATAGGTCTTTCGCGCGTTTTCCGCGATCTCGGCAACGGAATATTTCTTGCCGCCGTGCGTAACCGGGTAGATGGGCTTGCCGCAGCCCTTGCAGGTGTTTTTCTCGACCTCGCGCTTGTACTGCGCGTTAAATGCGTCCATCTCTTCCTTGCTCGGTTTCTTCTCCTGCTTAGGCGGTTTTTCTGATTTACCATTGCTCTGTGGTCTGGTGTCATCAACTGGGTCGCGGAATGTATCGCTTTCTGCTTCGCTGTAAATGCCGGAATACGCCAGTTTTGAGAGCTTCAAAACAACACGGTCAAACATTCTCTTGAATGCCATCGCATATGGATAATCGTTCTTGCAGTTCTTCTGAGTGATTTCGCCCACCTCATATAGCCCCTGGTCTTTATCGCAATAAGTAAACACCAGCGCGCCGCCGTACCCGCATTTGTCCTCAGTGACAGACATCGGATTAAACGGCTTTTCCAACTTATCGTTGATTTTCAAGCAGCCGTTGTGAGAGATAATCAGGCCTGTGTACCCCATCTTGCCGCTTTTCGTCTCGTTCATAAGTATCCAGAAGTCTGCGGGGGATAGTCCATACTTACCGCTTTCGATGATCTCGCAAGCCTTTTTCTTGCTCTCTTTATACTTATCGGATTGCCAAACTGGGATTTTCTTCCCCTGCTTTTGGCTGTATTCCTCTACGTTCTCGCCAAAGTTGTACTCCATCACTTCACCCCCATGCTCATGCCCTGTACGAGCGTCGCACCGTCGATTTCAGCGCCGTTTTTCAGCAGCGGGGCAAGGTCGGTCTTGCTCACCGTGGGGGCGTTGTATGTAACCTCGCCGTCGTGACCGTTGGCGAGCATCCACGCCACCACCGCGCCCATGTCGGAGACCTCAACGCTCGTGGTTTTGCGATAGCTGATGGAGCATCGAGGGGTCGAAAACTTCTCGCCGTTCAGCACGGAATCGAGATATTTTTTCTTGCTCTCTGCCGCGCGCTCTAAAGCCTGTCTGCGTGCCGCAAGGGTCTTCTCTTCTTCGCGGATCGCCTTTGCTTCGGCAACGTCGTTTTTAATCCAAAGCGCGATGTTCTCGATCTTCTGCTCTCTTGCCATGTTCAGCTCCAAGAGCTTTTCAACGTCAAGGATTTCGCCGGTCTCGGCGTCTACGCACTCCGCAAGCGCGGAATCAATCTGATAAAGGTTCATCTTTTACCTCCGTAATATTGTCTGTGCCGCAGTAAGGGCACACGGTTTGAGTGGTGATCGTCCAGTTCTCATCATCTAAATTTTCGCGGTACGCATAAAACGCAGGCTCCCGGAAACCCGCACCGCAAGCCCAGCAGTGCATCATTCCTCTACCTCCAAATACACCATCGCGCTCTGCACGCCGAATACGCGCGCCGTCTGATGGTCGTTGAAAAACACGTCGATGTGGTTTCCGTTCACGCCGCCGCCGCAGTCCTCTGCGATGTAGCTGCGCTGCGTTCCGTTCGGCCAGATCAGCAGCACGTGCGAGCCGTAAGAGATAATATCGGGATCGACCGCGATCGTGCGCCCCTCGGTCGCCAGCGTGCCGGTCGCGGTGTAGCCGCTTGCCCATTTGCCGCAGCAGCAGCGCCCGGGGCAATAGGCCGTGAGCGTAAACTCGCCAAGAAAAACGTCGTTGCACACCGCGCTTTCGGTCGCGGGAACGTCCCACGCGGGGTCATACTCTTCTACGATGGGGGCTTCTTCCGGTTCCGCATCAACCGCCTGCGCGCTGGTGGCAAGGATTGAGATCACGATCAAGAGGACCGTCGCACCCAGACACGCCGCCGCAAACAGCGCCGATTCGTCGGCCTTGCGCTGCTCTCTCGTGCGCTTGTCTGGCTTCTTCATCGCTTGCCCTCCAAAACGTCGATCAAGCAGGAGAACAGGCAGCCCAGCGCCACCGCGCCGACCACGGCGAGGAATGTTGTAAAGTCCATTAGCTTTCCACCCCTTTCAGTTTCGTCATAAATTCGATGAAGGGAAGCGTTGGGATTTTCACCCTTGACCCCATGCGGATAACTGGGAAGCCGAGACCGTCAGGGTCTTTTTTCGCCGCTAAGCGAATCGCGTGAGGGTCACAATCCAGAACCGACGCAATGTCAGCGGCGGTCAAGGTTGCTTTTCCACATACTTTCATTTCTTCAAGCGTCATTTACTCTTGCCTTTCCCCCGCGGGCATGTTACAATAGCCGCAGGAACACAATATCTTGTGGTGAAGATTCGTTCCGCTGCCCTGTTCGGCCTGCCCGCTGAACAGGGCTTTTTCTTTTTGCACTCATGCGCCCTCCTTATTGCCCTCTCTGATCTCATCGGCACGCTTTCTCATTACCGACCATTTGCTTTGCTGATTTTCGGCAAATTTCTCAGCCCGAATTTGTTTTAAGGCTTTACAGACTGCATTCTTGATATCATCGGTCATATCAACCCCGCATGCAAAAAGCGCATCCAAAACAATTTCAACTTGACGTTTTCGCTTCATGCACCCTCCTTCCCCGTCAGCACCTCTTCTTTCACCTTGAAATGCTTGGCGAGGCGTTTGATATGGCGAGGGTGCGGGTAGCAAACGCCGTCTTTCCAGCTTTTAATGGACGTCTGCGATACATCAATTTCTTTGGCAAGGCGATAATTCGTCTCGCCGCGCTCAGCTTGAAGCCGAGCAAGGTTCTCAGGAAACCCCAATTTATCAACTCCTTTCTCAGTGTTGCCCCTTTCGTTATCCATGTGATAAAATGGAGTATTGAAAGGGGGTGAATTACAGTGAAGCAATTCTCAGATTTTCAAAAAAATATAAACTTTGATAAATTGAAATATGATATGTCGAAAATAGCCGATAAATCTCTTTTGCAGTCAAGCGATTTATTTACGCAAGAGCAGTATGAATTCTTGACAAACACAACTGTTGTCATGCTTTTGGGGCTTCTTCGTCAATACCACGAATGGCTGAGCGAAGAGAATTGACCATCGTCTCACAACAGTCAGAGATTGGAATCCGCCCAACTTCTTTCTCGCCGATCAAAACTGAAACTTCCCTGATTCGCTGGCCTTGTAGTGCAAGTACAAGGTCAGCGATTTCTTTCGCCGTTGCCTCGATCTTCATTTTTTCACCTCCAAAATTAGAGTATTCTGTTGACAAATTGGAGTATTGGTGCTACTCTAAGTTTTGCTACAAACATTGATTTGCGCCAGCTCGATTTGTCGGGGTGGTCTGGTCTTTTATTGCCTGTCCACGGTCTTAATTATAGTCGAAGTTAGACTATAAGTCAACCTAAATTAGACCGTCAAAATAGCCTAAGTTAGACGGTGGTTTTTATGGGATTTACCTCAAATTTTAATTATTGTATGGATAATGCAAGATACTCATCGTATCGATTTGCTAAAATACTCGGCGTAAACTTGCAAAGCGTTTCTAACTGGAAAAATGGCACTGTCGTCCCGCACCCCAAAACCCGTCAAAAGATTGCTGACCATTTTGGCATCACGCTTGCCGATCTGGACGGTGACGAGCTGCCTGTCCTGCCGGAGCAGGGCATAAAAAAAGCCCACGATCCGAAGACCGTGGGCGAGGATTCTAAAGTAAGTAAAGCAATCAATTTCGTTCGTTGCGCGTCGCCGGATGAAATAAACGAAATTGAAAACTTCTTTGCTTATTTGGAGAGTAAAAGAAAAAACAATGAAACTAAATCCTGATTGCATCCGTGATTTGATGTTGTTTTGCGAGGAACACACGTATATCCGTGCAGATGAGGTAGAAAAGACGTTTGTCGCATCTTATCATGTTCTGCACATTGATTCCATGTGCAGAACAGAAGCGCTACGCAAATATGACGTAGGCGAGCTGATCTATCATGTTATTCAGCTTTCGGAAAGCGGCTATCTGGCTACCGATTTTCATTTCGACCCGCAGACAAATTTCCGCCATGCTGAATTGCCGCGAATTTACTATGTAACGCCAAAAGGACACGAGTTTATCGCATCAATCGGCGAAAAATCCAGATGGGAGAAAACATCAAAGGTTCTTCATTCCTTTGGAGCCGTTTCTTTGGCTGTCATCGAGACAATTTCAAAGGGTGTCGCTACCGCAGCTATTGAACAGACATTAGCTCAATAGGCTTAATATCATACCCGCCATCGTCCAGCACTACGGAAACAGGCGTAGCAACAAAAATCGTTTTCTTTGCCGCAACCTCGTTGCTGGCTTTGATCGCTTCCTCTAAACAACTCGGAAGAATTTCCGCGCTGTCTGCGGAAAGCCCCGCTGCATGAATTGCGTCCATGCAACGGTTCACGGCGTCAAGCATTGTTCTGTCCAGATACCAGCTTCTCGGTGCATCTTTCACAAAGCGCGCCTCCTTCGATAAATTCAAGCAGCTCGTCCAGTTCTTCACTGGAAAGCGCAAAAATCTTTTGGATTATATCTTCTTTCGCCTTTTGCAAATCCGATTGCTCGTTCGTATGTACCTGTTCATTCATCCGTTCCATCCTCCGTTCAAGTTCATGCTATAAAACAGGCGTTCTATCACACGACTTAATATAGCACTTTCGTTCTATTTTTGCAACTACAAGATATAGGGCGATTATTGGCTCAAATCTCTATTTTAAAAAGGTGGTGAACTTGACATGGCGAAAAAATCCCTTAAAATTCCCGGCTTGTCTTTTAGTTGGAAGCGGGCACTTGACATCACAAAAGCAAAACAGAAAATCGCAAAGGCTACCGGCATCCCTATGTCAAAGGCAGGCCGCCAACGTAAGGTTGGGAAAATGCTTGGCATAAAATAATTTAGATTGGCCCCGCCGCCCTCTGCAACAAACGGCGGGGCCTTTTTGCAGCCAGCGGGGAGCGGTCGCCGCTGCTTGTTTTGACCATACTCCGCTTTACCTTGGCAATTCAACACCGAAACATTGCAATAAGACAGCGCTCGACGTGGTTCGACAAACCCATATCTTGCGACTTTGCGGCGCAAAAATCGGAGAAATTAAGGTGGCATAAATGAACATTCAAGAAGTGTGCAGAATCCGTAAAGAAGAACTGAAACTAACATATCAAGACATTTCCGACGCTTCTGGCGTACCGCTGTCCACCGTGCAGAACTTTTTCTCGAAATTCTCAAAGGCTCCGTCGATCTACACTGTCGCGCCGATCTGCAAGGCAATGGGAATATCTCTTGATGAAGTGTTCGGGATTTCCGAACACCTGACGCCGACCGAAGAAACCTTGCAGGCGCGTAATGACGAGTTGGAGCGCCACGTTGATGCAAAGGCCGATACCATCGAGATCATGCGGCGCGGCGTGCGTATCCGCAACGGCGTAATTGCTATAATGTTCCTCATAATCGTTCTTCTCGCTGCGTGGTGTGTGTACATTGATTTCCACTGCATAGATTACGGATTTTGGAGGGGCTAACATGGCGAATTGCATTAAATGTAAAGCAGCGCTGCCGGATGGCGCGCTGTTTTGTCCTATGTGCGGGAAAAAGCAAATAGTAGAAAAGCGGCATGGAAGACAGCGTGGAAGCGGAACAGGAACAGCTTTTCGGCGCGGTAAGACATGGACCGCTCAAGCTGCCGGATATTCATATACCGTGCAAGACGACGATGGATCACCTAGACTAATTCGTCGAAGGCCTACTAAAGGTGGCTTCCCGACAAAAACCGCTGCCTTGGAATGGGCTGCGTCTCAAACCCCGGGGAAATCGCAAAAAGAAGCTCCAACCCTTTTAGAGCTTTGGCATGGGTGGAGCGAGAACGATATGTTGACACGGTCAAAGGATAAGCAAATAGCATTCAAAAAAGCTCGTGAGCGTTTAGAGCCGATTATAGCCCGGAAAATAGACGAGTTAACGGTCGATGATCTGCAAGAAACGGTAAACTCCGCAGCAAAGTCATATTATACCGCTCGAGACATGAAGTCCCTGCTATCTCATCTATACAAGCGTGCTATGGCAAGCGGCGGTAGCAATGGGCCAGTAACCGTTAATCTGTCACGATTTATTGTTTTGCCTGAGCTGGAAGAAAAAGTCCCCGAACCATTTACCGAAGACGAAGTCAACGCCATGTGGAAAGCATGGGACGAGGGAAATGTTTTTGTCGGCTATATGCTGCTGATGATCTACACATCAATGATGCCCGGGGAATTGCTTGCGTGCAAAACCGATATGATCGACTATGACCGGCTTGAAATTTACGGCTGCGGAAAAAAGACAAAGAAAAGAAAAGATACTCCTATCGTTTTCCCTGAGTTCATTGCACCGGTGCTGCAAGAGTTAAGCGAAAAGTCTACCAGCAAAACGGGAAAGATATTTGGTGGCGATGAAAACACCTTTTATACGGCCTATCATGCCACTACAAGCGCAATTGGAGTGCGAGACCTAAATCCATACTCCTGCCGTCACACAACGGCTACAGAGGCCGTTAAAAAGGGCGTAGAGCTGCCCGTGCTGCAACAGATCATGCGCCACGCAAAGTTATCATCGACACAACGATATGTCCATGTTTCCACCGAAGCCGCGCATAAAGGGGTTAATCAGCTTAGTCGTAATGACAAATGACTCTATGCTGGTTATTCGATAGCAAATATGTTAGCCATTTTGTTAGCCATAGGTTAAAACTTTTCAACCCAAAGACCCCCAAAAGTTGCAAAAACGTTTTTGGGAAAAAACAAGAAAAAACCTTGGAACCGTTGAGATTCCAAGGTTTTTTCGATTTGGCGCGGAAGAGAGGATTTGAACCTCCGCGACGCTTTTTACACGTCCTACTCCCTTAGCAGGGGAGCAAAATTCCTTTATTTTACAGCGTTTTTTAGGCTTTTGTTAGCCATTTGTTAGCCATAAAATTCACCTATAGATTTGCGTATACGTGAATATTCGAAGCATTTTACTCGCTACCGAGCTTTCGCATAACGCCATTATATACGCGCTCGTTCACAATTTTTAGACTGTCCATCAGCTCGTCCATGATGCCCCACGCCTTTTCTTGCGAGACTTTCGACACGGCGCGCAGAAAATCGCTGTCGCCATATGTCTCAACGCTGACCGGCGCGGGCGCTGCGGAGTATGCCATTGGCAAAGCCCTCTCTCGTTCGCCGCTTTGCTGGTCACGGATGGTATATAGTACCGCAAGGCGCTCATAGTTTGTCCAGCTCGATTCTTCTGTTTCGAGACGTGCTATCCAGCGCTTGACCTCGTTCTCGTCGACCATAGGGGCGCACCCCCTTTAGCCCTCAATCGTGTCCATGCAGCGCTGGATGGCTCTGCGGATGCTTTCATCATCAGCATTGTCAAGCATCTCCTGCAACTGGCGTTTCATGTTGTCGATGCCGCCGTCACGGGAATAGTGGCCGCGCACATAATGCGTTCCGCGTCTCGCGTTGGACATATCCCGGTCATAAGCACCGCGCATACTCGACTGCCAGTCTCCGTCGCGGGAATAGCGGCGAGAATAGTCCCCGTCGCGGGAATATCCGTCATCTTCCAGCATCTCGATCTTATCGATGTTTTTGATAGTGTCCGTCAGCTTGTGCGCAATTTCGAGGTCGCCCGCGCCAAGCTCGCCCTTACGTGCCAGCTCGTCGAGTTCGTCGCACAGCATATTGCGCAGATCATACATTGCTTTCTTGCTCATGTCCATTCTCCTTTCACGCAATTCTCTCAACCGTCAGGTTCGAGTTGGCGAAGTTGACGGCCTGAGTGCTGGTGTTTTCCATTGCGACCGTCAGGCAGCAGCCTTTTGGAACGCAGACCTGTGCGGAAACATAAATGTTAAAGTAGTTTTCTACCGCCGCAGGCGTGACGGTAGCTGTTGCGCTGGTCAGCGGCTCTCCGTTGATGGCAAGCGCCGCCGTGATGGCCTCAACCGTGCCTCCGGTGGGGATGGCGATGTTTCCGCCATAGGAGACCCGAAACAGAGCGCGGTTTTGATTGGTGAGGCCGCGTAGCGTGACAATGCCTGCACCCTGGCGATGCACGATACAGGGCTTGCTATTGACCGCCGTTTCGGTCAGTGGGACGTTCTGACCGGCAGGGACCAAAGCAATGCTAGAATTACTAAACTCAGCCATGCTGGTATCACTCCTTCCTCTGATTTGCCCCAAAAGGGGCAAACGTACCATTTGCGATCATTTCCGCGTAGCTGGGCGCAAATAATTCGCCCGCTTTACGCAAAAGATCGGCATAATTGCTAAGCTCGTACATGCTCATTTCACTCTTGTCCAGAGTTGCAATGTGATCGACAAATTCCTGCTTAAGTTCGTCAACCGTTTTCACAAAATCATTCCTTCCTAAAGGGGCCGAAATCGACCCGTTTAAAATACAGCGGCAGGGCTATTGCCCCGCCGCGTTTGTCGTAGTATCGGCATGGGGCCGACCATCTCGGTAACGTCACCGATATGGTGCCCGAGAAGCTATGCTATGCAGTTGTCAGCAGCCGCAAGCCGCATACTGGGTGCAGCAATAGGGGTTCTGCACCGTGTATGCCGGAATGGGTGAGGGACGCAGCTGCGAGACCAGATAACTGTTCTGCGCCGCCTGACTTGCCGCCAGCTTCAAGCCCTGGTTCTCGGCCTGGAGGTCAGAGAGCTTGCTCTGCGTCAGGAAGTCGAGGATGGCGCGGCTGTTCTGGTTGTTCGCGTCGATGATGTCGCGCGTGGCGTTCTGCACGGTGTTGCGCGTGTCGCACGCCTGCGTCGCCATGTCGTAGCGCACCTGCGCGATAGCCGCGCGATTCTCGCAGCAGCAATTTGCGGCCTGCATCTGCATGGCGTTGAGCTGCTGCATGAGCGCCGCCTGCTGGTTGCTGCGGGAAAGCTCGGCCTGTGCAAAGCCGTTTGCCATCGCCATGTTGGTGCCGTTGACAAGCTGCGCCTGCTGGTAAAACCCGTCGCAAAGGCCCTGATTTACACTCTCGATCTTGCGCTCGACATTGGCAAAATCAGAGGTCAGCACATAGCCGTCGACCACGCCGCCGCTGTTGCCGTTGTTCCCCCAGCCGCCATTTCCCCAACCGAGAAATGCGAAAAGGAACAGGATAATAATAAACCAGCTGCCTTCTCCGCCCCAGCCAAAGCCGCCGCCGTTGCTGGAATTTACGGGCGCAACAGGCATAGTGGCCTGAACGCCGCCGTCAGAAAGAGACATAGTATCACTCCTTTGAAAAATTTTTATTCATCAAATCGTGGCCACGATGTTGATTTTGCAAAAAGTTGAGCAAACACTTTGCTTAAATCTTGCTTAGCCTTTGCTTACTGCATCAGGCTTTGAAATTGCTTTGCCATCTGCTGAAGCTGGTTGAGCTGTTGCTGGTTCAGTTTACCGCTTTGCAAAAGCTTTTCGACCTCCGCTTTGGGGTCTCCCCTGAAATTCGCTTTGAACTGGTTAAACTGCTGCATTATCTGGGCAAAGTTACCCATAGGGCCCTGCCCGCCGCCCAGCGCGGCCATAAACGGATTATTCATCGTCTTCGTCCTCCTCGACCTTGCGCTTCTTCTTGCCCTTTAATTCGCCCACAAGCGCCGCCAGACGGTCGAACTCCTCGCGGGTGACAAATTCCACACCCTTTTCCTGCGGCGCTGTGCGGGGCGTTTCTGCTCGCTCTACAAGGTCGTAAATTTTGAGTGTCGGTTTTCCGCTTGCGTCGGCCTGCTTGAGGTACACGGTGGGGGCGGTGGAATCCCACAACGCCACGGCAGAGTTGGGCGCGATCAGGTAGCCTCTTGCCTCCTGTTCGCCGCTTACCCACTGCACGCCGCCCTGTGCGATAGGGTTCTGTTGCACTGGCTGCGACATGGGCTGCTGCATGGGCTGCATCTGTGGTTGCTGCATCTGTCGCATCTGCATGAGGTTGTCCGGCATCGGCTGCGGATAATAGGGATTGAAATAGGGATATGCCATGTTCATTCCTCCGTTTCTTTGACCCAGTAATAAAGCGGAATTTCGTTCTCGCTGTTCCAGCTGTCATAGATCACGCCGTCTTGCACGCACACGACATGACCGGAGAGGGCGAGAATATACGTCCCGTGCGAGTGATCGTCTGCGAACTTACCGACCGTGTAGCAGTCGGGGCAGGTGTCCGGCATGATATAGCGCCGATAGCCAAGCGACCGCAGATACGCGCCCCAACAGGCGTTTGCATTTGGTAAATCGCCGTCTAAGTACCCCTGTATGCAGAGGGACAAATAAACTTCGCCCCAGTCCTTGCCGGTCGCCTTGCAGATCGCGCGCACAGTGCAGTCCGACACGTTGCGTCCGTTTGGATTCGGGTTGAAATAGCTATACATGAAAAAGCTCCGCGAAATAGACATAAGTGCGCAGCTCGTCAGGATCGGGGAACAGCGTCAAAATGTCCATTGCCATCTGCTCGGTAAATCCACAAGCTAAAAGTCGTTCGTACATTTCGCGCACCTCCTTTTGTTGCCTCAATCATACCGTGGATCGCGCCCCGCAAATGGTCATCGTTTGGTCATTATTTGGTCAAAAAATATTTTGCAAAAAGCTCAAAAAGCTCTTGACTTTACGCCAATATTGGCGTATACTAAGCACATAAAGCAAGAGGGAAAACCTCGGGAGGAACCAAAAATGAAGTACAACAAGAGTGAGATCATGAAGAGCGCATGGAACCTTTTTAAGATGTCTCAGAAGTGGGCCGATTCCCTCGCTTTCTCCGAGTGCCTCCGCCGCGCTTGGAACGCCGCCAAGAAGTCTATCGAGAACACCAAAAAGCTGATGTATAACGGCTGCATGAAGGTCATCAACGGTTCTCGCCTCGGCCTCATCCGCACTATCGCCGCTGACTATACGATGGGCTGGATCGTGACCGGCAAGACCTACGCCGCCCGCAAGGAGCTCAAGGCCGCAGGCTTCCGCTGGGATCCGGAATCCCGCAACTGGTTCACCACCGACCGCAAGGTCGCTGAGTATTTTTGCTGATAAGAGAGGAGACTAATCATGACGACTTATTACGTTACCGCAGATATTGACCGTGCGCCGACGGAGCAAGAGGCAAAGGAGATTGGCGTACCGCACGCAAAGATCTTCCTTGGCCGCGTTAAGGCCATCATCTGTGCCGACAGCATCAAGGACGCTTGCGCGCGCGGGCGCAAATGCATCGAAGGGTGCATCCAAAAGGGACGAACGATCAGCAACGTCGGCTGTATGCCGGTTGCAGACGCTAAAAAGCTGGGGGATGACGAGATATACAAAGGCTATCCCACAACAACGTGGCTGCTGTATTACCGTCTCAAAAGCGGCATGACACAGGCCGAGTTATCGAAAAAATCCGGCATCTATATCCGGCAGATCCAGAAAGTTGAATCCGGCGAAATCGAGACGGGCAATATGGCTGCAAAAACCTTATTTGCGCTTGCCGACGCTCTCGGCGCCGATGCGAGGGAGCTGCTGTAATGGGCACGTATGACCTAACAGGGCAGACTTTTGGGCACTGGACTGTGCTTGAGCCTGCGGAGCCGGACAAATACGGTCGGGCAAAATGGCTCTGTCGCTGCGATTGCGGCAAGGAACGTGTCGTGACTGCCGACAATCTCCGCCGGGGCGTCAGTACGTCATGCGGCCATGCCAGAGGCGAAAATCACCGAAAGGATCTGATCGGGCAACGCTTTGGGCGGTTGACTGTGACGCGTTATGTGCGCTACTCTTCGACCGCGAATAGCTCAATATGGCGGTGCCGTTGCGATTGTGGCAAAGAGACCGATGTGTCGGGAAGGAATCTTATGACTGGACATACCACGTCCTGCGGCTGTGCTATGGCAGAGGCCCAGCAATCCCCAGCCGCTCGAGTTAAGGCGCTGCTGGAATCCTCGTTGACAGGGCCATATGAGACCAATATCCGCGCAAAATGGTATCGAGTATCAAACGGTGCTCGTGAGTGGGAGATCAAAAACTTATCGAAATTTGTCAGAGATCATGTGGAGCTGTTTGGCATTGACCCAGAGGATAAGTATGAGGCCAAGCGCACGTCCAAGATGCTGCATGGCGCGTCATACAATCACTGTCGGTGGCACGGATGGACGGTCATCCAGCTTGAACCGAACGAACACAAAGAGAGCACCGATTAACCTCGGTGCTCTCTTTGTCCGTCTGCGATTTTTTTGTATGCCCGCCTGCGGCAGCGGTTGACCGCCTCCGGCGACAGGTGCAGAGCGTCGCACACTTGCGCGTAGCTTTTGCGCCGCACGTCGCACTCAATGATGCACGCCGCCTCGTCCGCTGGCAGCTCAAAAGACAGGATATATGCCACGGCCCGCTTGGGGGCCATAGAGGATAATTGCGCGCGGATTGACCTGTGCTGACTGTCCATGCCCGTGTAGGGCTTGCAGAGGCGCTTGCGCGTGGGCTTTCGCCGCCCGCTCCTTCCTGTGCCCAAATCGGACACCGTTATTTTGTCGCTCTCTGGATCATCGTCACGGCTTCCTGCCGCGTGATAAGCCCCTGCGGGGCGCTGCCGTCCGTGATGCCCGCGGCCTTTGCCGCCGCCCAGTCTTTCGCCGACCACGTGGAGACGGGCTTTGTGCGCAGCTGCGCAAGGTAAGCGTCCATCATCCTGTTAAACGTTGCCTGATCCATGTACTCCTCCATTTCTGGCGGATACTTGCCCGCCAAGATCATACTGCCGGTGTGCTTTAGGTGGTTGTCCCACTGAAAATGTGGCCGGTCGGGGAATTTCTTCCAGTCCCCGCCCCACGAAAACCCGACTTGCTTGCCGATCTGCCCGCAGCGGGCAAAGAACGACGGGTCATCATATCCGTGCCCCGCGACATCCTTACAGATGTCAAACGCCAGCCCCGCCTTGACGCTGTGGAACGTTGGCCGCATCGCGTCTTTGTGGGCGTAGCCCTTGCTCACAAGATAGCGCTGGTAATCGTCGTCGCGCACCGTGTCTGTAACTTTAGCGGGCAAGCCCGCCTGTTTGCACAGGTCGAGAAAGATAAGGCAGTTTGCCCGCACGTCCGCCCGCAGGTACTTGATATCGCCGCTTTTAAGCATTGTCCGACCCCTTTGCAGACCCCGCCGCGTTCTGCGTGCCGAAGTAGAACGCGATCACCATGAGGTACACGGTGTTGAATTCCTGCGTGACCGTGCCGCGCACCGTCAGGATGCAGAAAGTCGCCGTCAGCGCGATGGTTACAAGGCTCTTCACGCTGAGAAGGTTTGCAATTCTCTTTTGCAATAATTCGCTCATGTCATTCGTCCTTTCCTTTAATTTTGATTCCCGCCAAAAGTGCCAGCTCCGCCGTCCACGCGGCGAACCACGCGACGGTCAGGCTGTCCGGCACTACCTTGTCATGCGCAGTCAATACGAGCACCGCAATGCAATACCAGCAGAGGTTCAGCACTGCCGCGATGACGTACTTGTCCCGCTTTCTCAGCTTCTTCATAAGGCCACACCCGACAGCAGCCACGCGATAAACGCGCCCGCCAGCGCCGCAAGGATTTTGTCGACCAGACTGTCCCAGCGCTTCCCCGCCTTGCCGGTGATGGTCTTGACGTCCTCTTTGATCTCCTTGACGTCGCCCTCGACGGTCTCCTGCTTGGTCGCCAGCACCTCGACCGACGTCACGAGCCGGTCAAGCACGACCTGATGCTCGGTCAGCTCATTGATGCGGTGCGTGTTGCTCTTGCATCGGCTTTCGATCAGCGCGATCGCCGCGTCATCATAGTGCTTTGAGTTATCCATATCCCGCTCCTTTTCTTCGGCCTTAGACCTCCGTGAAATACTGCCCCACAAGCTCGTGCGGCAAATACTGCAAGACGATCTTCCCGCCCGCGGCCTCGCCGGTACGCTCGCAGAGGTACGTCTTGCCGTCCTCGCTGTCGAGGTAGTATTTGCCGTACTCGTACTCCATGCCGCGGCTTGCGGGGATGGGGTCGTCCTGCGTGCCCGCGTGGGCAACGTCGATCACGACCCACAGCGCAGGCGTTGCGCTCGGCTTCCAGCCCTCCTGCGAGGTGTGCGCCTGCTGGCACTTGTAGAGCTTGCCGCCGTCGCTTACGCGGTTGCCCACAGCGTAGCTGACGGGGTATGCCCACGCAGGAAACAGCTCAACCGCCGTTGCCGCTTCGCTGTCCGGCAAGCTCGTTGCCGCCGCCTCGATCATCGGTCGCAGCTCTGCGGCGCGTTCCACGGTCACGACCTCGCCCGTGAGAGCGACCACCGCGCCGACGGCGTTCTCCGCCTCCGTGGGCTTGCCCATCTTGATACTGACCGTGCCGTCGCGGTGGTCCGTGATCTCGCCCGCGAGACTGTAGGCGCTCATGTCCTCTTCGGTCACGACCTCCTCGGTCTGACCGGTGGGATTGCCGTCGTTGTCCAGCTTGTCCTTTGTCTCGCGGAAGACGTTGAACCACGGCGTGCCGGTCGTCAGCAGCGCCGCCGCCTGCGCGTAGGGCATGGTCAGATGCACCGCCACGCTCTCGCGCATATCCCAGTTTCGGTCTTTGTAGTTGTAGATCAGCGTCGCAGGGTGCTCGACGCCGTTGACTTTGATAAATTCTGCCATGTTGGCCTCCTTTGAATAAAAGGTGTTTATGCTTTTGGGATTGCGATGTAAACGAATGGTTCGTTTTTCTCGTTGAAATAGCCTTTATATGCGCTCGCAGTAATTGTTAAGACTTTCCCATTTATCGCGGCCCCGTCAAAAGTTGAAGAGGAATTCACAAGAAATACCCTTCCCACCGAATTCAGAATCAAACTTACAAACTTTTGAGTTCCATTTCTTATCAGGAAAACAACCGCTGGTTCAAAATCGAATGTAAGCTGTTTAGTTGCACTTCCATTGCCCGTATACGTCCCGATCACAGCGCCACCGCCGCCACCGGCAGCGGCCATGACATTCGGATTGAAGATCATGCCGCCACCCCGCTTTCACATGGGTCAGAATATGTACATATATACCTGATGGCATTTCGGATGTTGTTCATGTGTTGCTCCTTTCTCATAGCAGCGTAGCGTTGGCTTGCGGCCCCGCCAAGAGTTCGCCGTCGTCTTCCGTTATAAATCATCCCGCATTACCCCTTGTAGCTCAGTGTAATGACGGTGACGAAAACCTCGACCGCCGTGGTCGGGATTCCGCTGCACTGGAAAGTCACGCTGTTCGCGCCCTGCGCGACGGCTTGAATGCCGCAGGTATTCCACGCGGAATCATAGCTCGTGTCGACGGGGTTCGGATGGATCTCCTGCTTCGTGATGTCGGCAAGAATGCCCGCACACGCCACCGTCTGCTGCTTGGTCGAGCTGTTCCAGCCTGCGACGGTCAGCGTGACCTTGCGCGAGAAGATTGGCGAGGCGTAGTCTGTCTCAGGTGTGGCTGCCACCAGCCCGCCCGAGCCGTTGCCCTTGAGGAGGCCTGAGACGGTAATAATGGGTTGGAGCTTCATGTTATTAACCACAATCGAATTGTCTGAATACATCCGAATAAAACCCATATACGTGCTAATCACTTCGCTTGAGCCCTGCGCGTTGAAGGTGGTAAACGTTACATAGCTATTAGAGATCACGCCGCGTAAACATATATTGCCACCAACGCTCGCATAGCACATTTTCCCTGCATCATACGCGGCTTTAATCTCCGCAAAAGTCTTATTGGCGTGATAAGTTCCCGAGTAACTAAACGTTACGATAAATATCTCCTTTTCAGGGTCTCTCCATTCCTGCCCATTTGCTGTCTTGGTGAGCAGCTGCCCTGCTGTCGCGGTTGCATTGTTTGCGGGCTTGTCCAGCTTGCCGGAGATGTCCTGATGCTGGGTCAAATAGCCGCTGTCGTTGTCGAGCTGAGAGGTCTTTGTAGGGATTTTGTTGCGGATGTCAGGGTGCGCCGTAGTACTCTCATTGTGCGCTTTGATCTGCGCGGATACGTTCGGCGCAGGGATTGCCCTGATAGCGTCATCCACATACTTGTACACATCCGTCCGCTTGCCCTGCGGGTCGTAGACGCTTGCGAGCATATCGCCAGCGCCTTGACCGTTCGCACCGTTATAGACTTCGAAGTCAAACGTTGTGCCGTCCGTCAAAGTGATGGTGTAGACGTCGCTCGTGCCGGGGGCGTGTGTGCCGCTCTTGAGCGAGATGTCGGAAATGCCGTTGCCGGTCGCGCCCTGCGAGCCGGTAGCACCCGTTTTGCCGCGCGGCAAACCAAAGACGAGTTTATAGACGTTGTCCACAAGGGACTTTTCCACTGTGGCGGGCTTGCCGGTCTCAAGCGTCACCGCCTCGACGATCATGTTGACGATTGCGTCGCGTGCCGCCTGTGCATCGGTCTTTGCCGTCTCTGCCGCAGACTTGGCGGAAGCCGCGTTCTCGGCGCTCTGAGCGGCCTGTGTCGCTTTCTGCCCCGCAGCGGTCGAACTGCCCGCCGCCGCGTCCTTTGCGCTCTCAGCGGCTTCCTGCGCCGATTCCGCCGCCGTCTTGGCGCTCTGTGCGCCGGTCTGCGCACTCTCTGCCGCGCTCTGCGCGTTGCTGGCAGCGGTCTGTGCATTCTTCGCCGCTGTTTCGGACTTCGCGGCATTGTCCGCCGCCGTCTGCGCAGCCTGTACCTTTTCGTCAACGCCGGTCGCGCTCGACGCAGCTGCCGCCGCAGAAGCAGCCGCCGCTTTGGCAGACGCATCCGCCGCAGAGACCTTGTCGTCGATGCCCTGCGCAGCGGTCGCGGCCTTTGTAGCCGATGCCGCCGCCGCGTCAGCCGATGTCTTGGCGGTGTCGGCGTACTCCTTGACGCCCTGCACCTCTGCCGCAACAGCATCCTTGGCGTACTGCACGACCTGCGAGCCTTTGAGTTTCTTCGCCTCGCCGCTCTGCTCCAGCACAAAGAGGTCGTCGTCCGTGATCTGCTGCGCTTGCGTGAGGTCGGTAATTGCTTTGTCAGCCATCGGTTTCCTCACTTTCCACGGGCGCTTTTGCGGTTTCAGCCTCGCCGTCCTTTACCTTTTTCGCTTCCTCGACCTGATGCCGCAGCGTGATAAGCTCGCGCTCGGCTCTTTCCACGCCCGCGTATGCGTCCTCAATCTCCTGCATTGCCGCGCCGAAGAGTTTGGCGTAAGCCCCAGCAATCTGCACACTGGCGAGCAATGCATGTGCGTGGTTGATCTTCTGTTTGATGTCGTTCATAGTACACTCCTTTAGCCGGAATTCCATGCGCCCGTATACCAGTTTGGTTCGTAGATATCCCATGAGCCGGTATAGATGTAAGGCGTGTATGCTTCGTTGTTGATGTAAGCCGTGGGGTCATCAGAGCCACCCTCTGTCGTAAACGAGCCGGTCTTTGTGTACCCGCTTACGACCGACCAGCCGCTTGTTGTCCACGAGCACAGCTCAACCGTCCAATGATATGTGGTATCGGGGTCAAGGTCGGTTAACTCTACTTCCCACGTGTTGCTGCCGCCGCTCGTCTCAGCGGATTCCTCGTAAAATGTATAACTGTAGATGCCGGAGATCGCCAGCGCACGCGCATACTGGTAAGATTCCGATCCGCCCGAAAAGGACGCCGTCAACGTTGCGGTAGTTGGCCCTGTCACATCGACGTAGACCCTTAATGTTGCCATAAACCCACCGCCTTACTTTTTGAGGAAGAACAGTTGCCCATACTGAGGATTAGACGGCAAGCTCGTCCCGTACATCTTCGACCCGATCAGCAGCGGCCCGCCGCCGAGAGACACAACATCGCTTAATGTAATGAATGCGCCGTCGTAGGCAGAAAGATAAATCTTGCCCCCGGAATTAAGCTGAATGCCACCATACGTCGTGTTAATGGCGATACCGTAGCCGGTCGTCGTGTAGGCAAGTTCGATAGAGCCGATGGATTGATTGCTGCTTGCCAACAATTCAACTGTGCGCCCGCGCAGCTTTTCCGCCGTGATGCTCGTCTCGTCGATGTACGTCTCAATAGCGTTGTCGACCTCGCTTGCGCTCAGGCCCGCGTTGTTGTCGACATAGGTTTTCGTTGCGTAGTTCGAGCCGTCCTTGAGATCGCCGACGCGGATGCTGCCGGTCTGGATTTGGTCAGCCGTCAGCGTGCCCGTGATATTTGCCGCAGCAACGTAAAGATTGTCCGTCTTGATGCTGCTGCCGTTGATTTTGGTCGTGCCGCTCGCGTCCGTCACCGTCAGGCCGTCCAGCGTGGTCTTGACCTCAGTGTACTTGCCGTCGATGCCCTCGACCTTGAGCATGATCTCCTCGCTGGTCTTGGTGATAGTCGAGCGTGTTTCAGCGATTTTGCGGTTGAATTCCTGCGTGATGTACCCCTCAGACGGGTATTCATCTTCCATCTCCGCTTCACCTGGGGAAGAAATACCAGCATATCCGCGTCCATCGTCGGAGATTTTAGACAACGGAGAATACACGCCAGCGACCGTCACGCCATCGCCCAACTCTGCCGCTGGATCGATATTTGCTGCGCCCGCTTCGTATGCCTGATACTGATAACCTTTCATGGTTTGCAGTAAAGCATTTACCATTGACTGTGTAGCGTGTGGGCAGCTTGCGACAATTTCCATGCCGGTATCATCGCCCGCCGTCAGACTATTTTCATCATCCACAAGTAGCGTCACGCGGGAGATAGGCTTGTATCTGCCATTGTCGGAAAAGCTTGTAATGTCGCCGCCGACGTAATATTTTTCATACAAGGATTCTCACCCCTCCAAACGTGATAGCGCTGCCCGCTTCTGTAATAAGATAGTTTGTCTCGGTAGGAATGGACAACAACGGAATAAGCAACAGCTTCCCTGCGTCGGTAATAATCCAGTTGCCGCCATGTGCCGCCGCGATGAAACATAGCTCATTGCGGATGGTGTAATCATTTGCGGGGTAGTCGATGGTATACGAGCTATTCAGCACGGTACGGCTGTCCAATTCCACGCCCATCAGCTGGCAAAAGATGTTTACCGCCGCGGGCATGGTCATCGGAAACGTAAGCGACTGGTCAGGCTCCCACACAACGTCAGCCTTGCGCATAGCGTCATAGGCTTCAATTTCCCAGTAATCTCCGTCGCAAGAACGCCGGTTAGTGAAAAACACGCCTTTGGGAATCCAGTCCGTCGCCTGCGTCCCATTGACAAGCCTGAGATAGCGTTTGATCGCCGCGGCGCGCGGTACGTTATCCGCATATAACGCCATTTTTAGCGTTGCACAACAGGCGTTACCGATGCCAAATTCTTCAAACAACTGCGATTCGACAGAGTGAGACACTTCCGCATCTTTGCCGTATTCCGTGCCCGCAACGTCAAATTTGTACTCGCGTTCTGTGCCGGGGGCGTGGAGCAGATCAGCCCAAAGTGCACTTGTCGTCTGCCCCATATCACACCTCAATCAAATTAAACGTCGCGCCGCCCCACACCTCATTATCGTCTGCCGCTTCTTCAAGCGTGCATTCCATCGAAGAACAGTAAAACGTGCTGGTTTTCACGCCATGCAAGTCAAGATACTTGACCGTGCACGTTGTCTTATTGAGGTCATCATCGAGCTTTGCCAGCTTATCGCGAGGCATAGAGCGCGTTGTATAGCTCAGTTTCCGCTTGGTGGTGATCTTGTCGCGGCGCATTTTCCCATCTTTTGTGCGGGTCGTGTTGTCGCTGTCGAGATCGTTCCTGCTCCACCCATAGCCCTTTGTGGCGATAGCGTCGGAGTAGTCCGTGCCGTTGATAATAAGGACTTCCATGTTACACCTCCTTAGTACAGCAGCACGGGCTTACCCGCCGCGCGTGTCATGTTGTTAATATTCTTCACGGTGCTGCGTGCGATTTCCTTACCGTCGAGCTGGATAACAACAGTGGTTGCACCGCCACCCGATTCCGCCATAGCCTGCTTAAATGCGTCAACCATCGTTGCAAGTGGCGTTTCGATGTTCGTGCCGCTCTTCTGGTCGCCGAGTACGGCAAGGAACTCCTTGTTGGGCGGGATGACTGCGCCGCGAGCAAGAGCAGGAACAATAGCACGGTTGATGCCGGGGATACTCTGTCTGCTCGAACCATATCCACCGCTGCGACCACTTCCAAAGCTACCGCTGCGTCCAGAGTTGGAACGAGCGATAGAGTTTTGAGCGTCAACAAACTTATTGCCGAACCAGTTGACCGCGTTAGAAACCCACGTTTTTACACTCTCCCATGCAGCTTTTAAGCCAGAAAGAAGACCGTCAATAACCCTTCGACCTAACGCTTTCCAGTAATCAGCAGTAAAAAACTTTGAAACGCTGGTACTCCACCACTGTTTAATGTTCTGCCACATTTCTTTCAGCTTGGTAAGAAGCGCACTCCAATCCAGATCAGATGCAGCGGCAATAGCTGCGCCGCCTGCAATCATCATCCCGATACCGAGCGGAAGATTTGCACCGGAGAAACACAACACCGCGCCGATGGCAATAAGCGAAACGCCAATCGAACCCATAAGGGACTTGATCGCGGCTTTTGTCTTTTCGGGGGCTGTGTTCCAGTTCATCGCGACCGATGCTGCAATAGATGCCGCGCCCGCAATCATTAACCCAATACCCAGTGGTAAGTTTGCCCCAGAGAAGCAAAGCACCGCACCGATGGCAAGCAAGGTCATCCCAAGCGCCATCATTAAGGCCGATAATGTATTTTTCGTTTTGTCGTTTACTGCATTCCAGTTTAACGCGACCGCCGTTCCCAGCATAGCCGCTCCTGCCAGCATAAGCCCAATGCCGAGGGGGATGTTTGCGCCAGATAAGCACAAAATCGCACCAATGGCAAGGGCGAAAAGGCCCAGCACCGAAAGCACATTTGTCAGCGCAGCTCTAAGGCGGTCAGACATTGCGTTCCAGTTTTCTTTGATAAGCGCAACAAGCCCAATCGCGCCCGCCGCCATAAGGGCAATGCCGAGGGGGATATTTGCGCCAGAGAAACACAGAATTGCGCCGAGAGCTAAAAGTGCACCGCAAAGGTATGCCGTAAGCTCATCAATCTTTGCCTTGTACTCCTCAGTCGTAAACTGTTCAAACACAGGAGAAAGCCGATCTGCAAGCGCAGATGCAGCGCCGCCGCCACTGCTTGATGTGGAAATTGTGTTAATTTCATCAAAACTGGCAAGATTCCCTTTTGCTTCTTTTGCTGCCGAACCGACACTTCCAATAGCGTCTGCTTCTTTGTAAAGTCCCTTTGCTGCTGCCTCTGATTTTTTTGCCGTCGTTCCGAAAAGCATCGAAACGATGTTTGCGATAACGCTGATAACTTTTGTGAGAATATTTACAAGGGCTGTAAAGGCGGGAACAATCACGCTTAATAGTGGTTGCGCCAAAGTGAGCAACGCGCCCTTTAAGCGCCCAATAGCTTCTGCGGCTCCGTCATTTACTTGAATGACTTTCCAGACATAATCACGGACAACGGATAATGCCTTTGTAATAAGAGTAAATACAAACGCCCTGAGAGCGAGCTTCTTTACTCGGTTAACAAATCGAGACATGTATTCGTCGGCTTTTTTGGTCGCCTCACCCATCCCGAAAACGCCGTTTTTCGTACTGGAAATTTTTTCAAAAAGCTCTCCCGCTTTTTCCTTCATCTTATTGAGATTTGCCGTATCGGACTGAATTGAAGCGTCCATCTTCTCAACTTTAGCTGTAACGGCGTCATACTCTTTTTGCAAAGATTTCACAGTGCTTTCCTGTGCCTTGATGGAATCCGCCGTAAAAAACTCTTTGCCGCTGTGCATTGAATCAAGCGTCGCTTTTGCCGCATCGAGATTTGCCGCGATTTCTGCCGACTGCTTTGCCAGCGGCATTTTGTCTTGCTGTTTCTGGTAAATTTTATCGTTAAGCGTGTCGATTTTTTTAACCAGTTTATTCAGTTCTTTTTGAGCGTCTTTGTCGTCCAGATCCACGCTGAAAACTACCGAACCGTCCGCTGCCATAAAATCACCACCTTGCTTTTAGTTTTTTGCTGTGATATGGTAAAAGAACCGTATTTAATGGGAGGGAAATAGAATGAAAGCATTGAAAAGAACCTTGTTATTCCTTGTTGTCTTCTTTGCATCGTTTCTTTTGATTCTAATTGTAGGAGTTGCTACAACGCCAGAAGGCCAAGAAACTATGCCGGTATGGGTTGGCGTTGCCCTTATAGCAATACCTATCCCATTAGGGATTCTGGCCGTTAATAAAGCCGTACCGCAGACTTATGACGAAAAGATTAAAATCCAAACAGTAAAGTGCAAGCTACAACTTGTCGGCGGGCTTGACCTTGCAGCAGGGTCTATCTGCTCCGCCATGTGCTCCCCAGAATCTATTTCATTTTCAGCGAGCGGGCAAACATTTACGCTTTCGCCAGAAAAACTAATCGATGTGTCTGTTATGACACCGCAGGAGATTCAGACACAATACGTTTCAAGTGTCGGCGGCGCAATCGCGGGTGGCATTTTACTCGGCCCAATCGGCGCGGCGCTTGGAGGGTCAGCGCAGAAGAAGAAAACGAAAATTGTCCGTCAGTACCTTATCTTTGCATATCAGGCTAATCCAGCAGTTAAATACATTGTATTTGACGTAACCTCTGCACCTCAGAACGGGAAGAAAATCAGCAAAATTTATGCGTACTTAAAGAAAAATGAAAACAAACAAGTCTCTCTTTAATTTCAACCGGCTCATTCGTGAGCCGGTTCTTTTTTGCCCAGCCACGAACCGAGCGTATCCGATTCCGCTTTTGACATTCTTTTGGGGATGTCAATAACGTCTTTATTGCGTCGGTAAAACTCCCGATCCGCTTTATCTAAAGCTCGCCCTTTGGCTTTTAGCTCTCGAATGTGGATGACCTGCGCAAAAAAGCAATCGCCAATTTCCATATAGGCGGACAGAAAGGTAAACCAGTGCGTTCCGCCCGTGTTGGTATCGGGATTGTATTCGCTTTCGCGAATCTCCTTCCCGAGCACTCGGTTAACGGGGGAAACGATAAACTGAAAATCTTTCTCCCAATCAATGATTTCCGGCTCTTTCTTTTTGTCATCAGGATGTTGCCCGCCATTGACAAACCAGAATAGTTGTTTAATTGCTTCGTCGTAATCTGGAATCGAATCAAAGTCAACAAAGAAGAGCCGAAGGGCGGTATAAGCTCGTTCTTCGTCGCTGAGTTCTTCATCGTCCAGCACCTCAAATATCGTCAGTATTACTCGAAAGTCATACCGCACAGCAAAGTCCTGCCCGCTGATCTCTACGCTTTTAGGAAGTCCGTAACTCATACCGCCCTCCGGTTAATGCTTCTGCACCTTGTCGATGTACTTCTTGATTCTCGGATTCGTGAATTTTTGTTCGCGAGAAAATGTACTATCAATTTCGTCCATGATGGCGAGCATAAAATTGCACCATACAGGAACGCCTTCCGCCAGAGCGTAAACATTCCTGTCGCCGAAAAGGTCATCTGCAATGGGCGCATCAAAGACAGAATTGATAATGTCTCGCATTTCGTGGTCTCTCTCTCGAGCAAAAGTGAAAATCTGCTTTTTATCACCCATCTTTTCGATCTGCGCTTTGTAGCCCTCCTGCTTTTTGTCAAGGTCTTCAAAGGCGAGGTAGAGCTTTTCGACAAAGTTGCTGTCGGTAGGATTGAATGACACTTGGCACTTCCCGTTTACGGTATAAGTTACAAGGCCGTCGTCAAAATTAAGTTCCCGCATGATGCCCTCCTATTTATTCGCCCTCGGTAAACGTAACCGAGTTGCCAGAAATTGCGGCAGTGCCAACCGTGCGCGTGCCCCCGAACGTCACGTCGATCGGCATACCGATAAAGCCGCCGCCCTCGCCGCCAAGAGAAGACGGCTTGACCATGCAGGAAGAATAGCGCTCTGCAAACACAGCGGTATTTGCCGTACCGGCGTATGCGTGGACAATAAGGATATCCTGATTTGCCAGCGCCGCCGCATTCTGTTCCTTGACCGCAAGATTCCAAATTTTGACAATAGCGGGGTCCCCTGCATCAAGGTTGGACGGGTCAAATGTTTCAGTAATAACGGGCTTCTTCATGGTCGTGCGCGTCACGCCAAGGATATCTTTCGTAGAATCTTCCTGCCAGTCATATTCCATGCTGGAATCGGTGACGCGGACACCGAACGGAGACCATGTAGGCGATGCCGAAGAAGTGCCCGTGTTCAGGTACGCGATAAGAAGTTCGCGGTCTACGGTCTGACCCGCCGTGGTGTTAAAGGTCGTATCAGCCATTTTAAATCACCTCGTAATTCATTTTCATAAGAATTTGGTGATCCTCGTCGCCGTTTTCATACACGGCAAAAAGAGAGGATCTTGTTGTCGGCTCAATGCGGATGACGCGGCGACCGTCGCCGATGTCAGGCGGCGTTTCGCTTGCTACCCAATCGCCCAAAGCATTAAGCAGCTCGTCAGCCTTGAGCCGTTTGTCATTGCTATTCCCCGGCTTCAAACGGTAGATGACCTTGAATTGATACTCCGCCTGATATCCACCGAGGATGTATTTCTGTACGATGTACGCCGCTTGAATCGTGGACAGCGCCATTGCTTCCGTGTCAGCGGGAAGAAATTCGAACCGAATCAAATCAACCGGCTTGTCAGGGAATTTGTTGAGCCATACAAGCAGCTTTCGCGATACCTGGTCTTCTTCCGCTGCCGAAACCGTTTTCTTAACCTGTTCCGTACTTCTTCACCGCCTTATCTGCTACGCGCACCCATTTATCAAGGTTTTGCGCCTTAGATGCTTCAAACCAATGTGCTTGTGCTTGCGGATGCATCGCCTTGTTAAATACTAAGTTTCGGTCTGTGACCACTTTCGTTCCGCCCTTCGGCGCGTATGTGCTGCCGGTGTTTGGGTCAACCATTACTTTTCCGTAATACAAAAAACGGGCATACGGGCCGGGGTAAATAACGGCGCTTCCGTCTACTCTTGTGCGCTGCGTTAGCGAGCCTGTGAGCATCGGAACAAACGGCTGAGTGTCTTTCTCAATCTGTTCCGCTAAAACGTGCTCAGCGCTCGTGCAGGCTTTGGCAATGGCAGTCCTTACAGCGTCCATTCCATCGGTATGCACGGAAATCTTGATGCCCATTACGCACCTCCGACTTCCCAGTGCTGCATATCGGTGCTACCGTAGTCCATTGCATCAACCTTCGTCACGTTGTAGCAATCGTCATGGCTCAGAACGACAGTCATGTTGTCCGACACGAATTCGCCCTTTACAAAGCACGTCATGCCGCCGTTACCCTTGTATGAGAGCGTCCATAGGTTAGACTTGTCCGCCGCTTTGAAAAACGATTGCGGGCCGATGTAGGATTTCGGCTTACCCGTTACCCCGTCCACCGCTTCCACGGAGAACGGGATATACAGGTTTACAGCGTCAGCCCCTTCAAGGCCGCTTTCACGCACGTTCACGCCTTTAGACGCTTGGAGCATCACACCGCGCAATATCGTGGTGTAGACCTTTTCGACCTCATCAAGAGTTGTCGGGTCGATCTCCTGCACGACGTTGTAGATCGTTACAATGTGGGGGAACATGGACACGGCCCATACCCCCTTGCTCTTAGAAGTCCATACGGCGCGAGATACATCACGACCGCTTCACGCTTTCTACTTTCGATAAGCTGCACATCCGTTGCGGACACGTTTTTGCTGCCAAAGCTGCGCGTCCACGCGCCTACCGTTTCGCTTGAAACAGATCGTTCGGTGTCTGTCGATACCGCATTGAGTTTGCTGCCATCGTTGATGATCTCGCACAAAGCGCACACGGCATTTTTTACAGCGTCCGCAGCGTCGCCAGCCGCGTTTTTTGCTCGGCCCATAGTAACGTAGTCCACGTAAGCGGACGCTTTCACAGCAAGAGCCGGAAAGATATCTTCAGGCAGAGACATCCCCATGTAAACCGTTGCATAATAGATATAATCAGCGTACGCCATGCGTATCCTCCCTTCCTGTGCCCTCCCCCGCCGTCACGGTCATCCGATTAGGCAGGGGAGGAGGTAACGGCTTACTTGCTCGCGTCAGACGCGATGAACAGGCCGCTCGGATTGGGCACGACGGGGATAAACAGACCGCTTGCCTTCGTCCAGACCGCGACGGGGTCGGGCGTAGCCCACTGGGTAACGGTGATGTACTGGTTGGCGCTCTTCTCATTGTACTGGCCGTAATCAGCCTCTTCGGGGGTAACGCCCCACAGGCCCGCGCCGAAAGAAGTGGCGGTGCCGTTGGAGAGGAACGCAATCTTGTCATCTGGGAAGAATCGCTTGGTCATCTCCTTACCGCTCGAAGTCTGCGTCTTATAGCGCAGATCGTTCGTAGTAATGGTGCCGAAACCAAACATGGACATAAACAAAGCGCTGAGGCGATCGGTGGGGACGTACGTGCCAACACCGACGGAGCCGTAGATCATCGTCTGGATGCCCTTGTTGGATGCCAGTTTGCGCAAGATCTTGTTGGAAAGCACGACCTCGGTAAGCGTGTTACCGCTGTCCGCTGCATCATCGGCGATTGCGCGAAGCTGACCAATGATATCGGCATCAGCGCTCAGATCGAGCTTGTACCCGATGTTGTTGGTAGGCACTCCGTAATCAACGGTCATGTTAAGGTTGTTTTCCTTGATGGTCATCTTGCCGGTGGCAAGGACTTCCATTTTGGCGACCTCGGTACGAACCTTGACCGCATCGGCCATCAGGCGCATATCGTCAAAGACGTAGCGCACAACGGCGTCATCGGCATACACGCCGTTTTCGGTCAGCAGACGGACGCGCTCGGTCTGGTTGATCTTGCGCTTGATAAGGAGTTTTTCGACCTCGGTCTTATCAAACACGGGGCGAGAACCGATCTCTGCCTCAGTATCGAAAGCATGGACAGTCGCCATCACGGGGATGGTCGCGCCAGCAGCAAGGCGAAGATACTCAGCCTTGATATTCTCGGTCTTCTGGTCGGGGAAAATGCGGTCACCAATGTAGGCAGGCCGCGCAACAGAAAGATTCTGCGAAAATTCCAAGCGCTCGGCGTCGGAAATGAGATTCAGAATGTCAGCCATAGATTTTTACCTCCTTACTTAGCTGTTGACCGTCCAAACGGGGTACAGGGTCACGTCACCAGTCATTTCGACCTCAGAGACCGCCGCGCCGCCCTTGCTGGTGCTCCAACCAGTCTGCTTGTTGCCACTCTTGGTAAGCGGATAACTGGTGGAAACCTTCGCAACAGAACCGTCAAAGTAACTGTTGGCATCCGTGGGGACTTCGCCGCTGCCGTCATTCTTGTCGTAAGTCACGGTATAACCGCGAGTAACGGTTGGCGCATCAACAAAGACAATGCCCTTGCCCTCCAGCGCGGTTTTTGCTGCCGAAGCAATATTCAGACCATCAGAAAGGACGCGACCAGCCACGAGGACAGAACCGGGCATATTGCCGTTGGTCACGTCGACCGCTTCAAAGACAATACCTTCCGCACTGCTGTTGTTAGACGGGAAAACAGTGCCGGGGGCGACGGTTTTATAAATGCCATCCTGCACGCCAAGCGTCGCAGGAATTTCACGGGTCTTCAGCACGAGGCCGACTTCGCTTTCGAGGAAGTTCGGGCGCGCTGCGCCAGAAATGTTAGTCACAAAAGACATACGTTAATTCACTCCTTCGTTGTAGTCTGCGCATACTGCGCATTGAATTGTTTTGCGAACATTGCACCCTTACCTTCGCTTGCAGGTGCGCCGCCGGTACCGACAGGCTTTGCAAAACTCGGTGCGGGCTTGCTGGTCTGAAACGCGCTGGGGTCTGCGTCCATCTGAGCCTTATGCCATTCGTCAAATCCCTCAAAAGCGCCGTTTTCCAGTTTCAGGCCCTTGGTTTTCAGGTCTGCGACATAGGCTCGTTCCGCAGCTTTGGAACTGAACTTGATGCCTTTGTCGTTGATGACCTTGTTGATCGCGTCGGAATAGTCCCGGTCAGCGATCTGGGCCTTATACTCGGCTGTTTCCTTGGTGTACTTGCCCTGCAATTCCTCCAGCTGCTTGCGGATGCCCTCCGCGTCGCCGCTGGATTTCTTCAGCTCCTCGATGTCCTTGTCACGGTCGGCAAGACTTTTCTGCGCCACCGCCAAGTCCTCCTTGGCCTGATCCGCTTTCTGCTTCTCTCGGCCAATGTCCCGACTGTTTTCGTCGAGGATTTTGTCCACAACGTCTTTTTCCAGCCCCAGACCTTCCAAAAAATCGCGTTTCATATCCACTCCTTCACCACTTCGCTTTTTTCTCGTGGGTCGCATCCACCGTGGCCCCGTAGTTTCTCGACTTCGGGTCGGTCAAAAATTACTGATAAATGCAAAAAGAGCCAGACAATACGCAAAATTTGCGTATTGTCTGGCTCTTCGTGCCACTTCCACGTGCTCGATTGCACTATGGGTTCTTATTTATTTATAATTATTTTACCACATTGCCATGCAAAAGGAAAAAGAAATATCACTTTTTCAGCTCTTTTGCTTCAATAATCTGCGCTTTTACGCTGCCGTCTTTCATTCGCTTTAATTGCACGCGGGCGCCGGATTCGAGAGCCTTTTCAATGGCAAATTTGAGCTTTTCATCAATCATACAGCACTTTCGTCCTTTCCCATTGCAGTGGCAGCTTCGCGGCCTCGCTGAATGCTTTGTATTTAGAGTTCAGCCGCGTCAATTTTGCTTTTGCGGCGTGGTATTCATCCATCTGCCCGCTCGCTTTATACGCAGTTACAAACCTCTTCTGCTTGATGATTTGGCGCTCTATGCGGCGTTGCATCTGCGTTGCCTCATATGCGGTGTAAGTTTTTCCGTCGAATGTACATCCAAGATCATCATCAATATGGGCAAGCTGCTCGTCGGTGTAGGTGCGTTCTGACACGCCATCTACCCATACGTTTCGCCTGTGGCGGCAGTTGGCTCCTTCCAGCCCGTCAACAGCGCCCAGACCGCAAACCTCATAGATGCTCGGGTAAATATCGCCGGTGCGGATGCTGTACACCTTTCCTTGCCAATCTTTGTGGCTTGACCATGGAGACGGACCCGGCTTGTCGCGCGCGCCCGCATGTGCGGAAACCTCAAAATACGGGGTATCTAAATACTCCGCCGATTTCTCGGTGTACTTGGCGCAAATTTGATTTACGCCAGTCATCACAGCGCGACGCGCCGCTACGTCGATAGAATCTCGATGGCCGCTCTCGTAGTCCACAACCTTGATGCCGTTTTTTGCGAGCTGCCTTACAGCATTTGCAATGGCCTGATTATAACTGATCGCGCCGCTCTGAATCTGCATTGCTGCGTTATCCAAAGCCCACTGATAAGCGCGCGCGGGCTTTAACATCGTGTTTCCCACGAGAAACCCCATAGAAGCCGTTAAATTGTGAAACGCATCGTGCGTCTGCTGCTTGATTGCATCCACTGTCGACGCATCCACAAGCGTTTCCGGCTGCGTTACATGCGCAAGGTCGATGACTTCGGTGTAATACTTTTGGTTGCGCGCTACAACGTCATTAAGCAAACTATTTAGCTTTTGCTTGCTAACCCCTGTGGTTTTACTAATAGATTCTTCGATGCTTTTAAGGTCAATGCCGTGCGACCGCAGCGCTTGAATATCCTGCACCGTGACTTCATTGAGCTGATTTGCAATTTTCAAGCGACCGCAAATCTCATCAAGTAGCATATTTTCGAGAGCGCGGTATAACTCGGCCAACTCTTCGGGCAGCGCGTCAAGGACTTCCGGCTGAAACGGATATTTCATTTGCTTTCCTCCGTTTCACAATATCGTCATAGT